CGTGGGGGAGAACGACGTGAAGGGAATCTTCTTGTGCCAGAACGGATTCGGCTTGTTGCGGAGCATGTAGCGGCGGTTGGCGACCGTGATGACACGCTTCAGTTCGCCGTCCGGTGAGAGTTCGCCGGGCACCTCACCCCAGAACTCAAGGATTTCGATAGGCCGCGCGTACTTGTCCATCCAGCGGATGGACTCGTCGTCCATGCCAGCGCGGGTGGCGAAGCGGCGGATCATGGACTGCTGGTCGGCGATCTGGGAGTTGACGCCGCCCTCGCGAGCGATGCGTCCCACCTCGCGGGCGTCGTAGATGCCCTGCTTCGCCATGTACAGCACGTCGTCCCAGTCGAGGAAGAAGCGGCGAACGACCCACTTCATGTCGCGGAGACGCTTGACACCGGGCTGCGGGAAGAAGTCGAGGAGGTCGATCTGCTCGGTCGTGGGGCCGTCGAAGGTGACGACGTTGCCCCTCTTGATGGAGCGCACGACCTTGCCCGTGATCGGCATCCGGTCGATGGATTCGAGAATCTGGTACTCCTCTTTGCGGCACCAGCCGTGCTGCTGGATCGAGACACCATAGAGGTCGGCGGACACGATGTTGTCCACTTCCTTCATGAAGGCGTCGTCGTCCTTCATCTGCGCGGCGATCAGGCCCTCCCACTTGCGGCAGACGGGCGAGTCGTCAGGACCGTAGCCAATGAAGGCCATGATGGGGTAGGTCGAGAGCGAGGTCGCGGCCTTGCGGGCAGCGTCGGACCAGATCGCGGAGTAGATGAGGGGGATGTGCGCGTTGTTCTTGTGCGGGTGGAAGCGCCCTGTCCACGTACCGCGCCACAGGTCATAGAGCCGAGGGAACCGCTGGCGTACGCCCGTGAAGTACATCTCGGACAGTTTCATCCGCGAGACCACCACGTCGATCATCTGCATACGATATGGTTCGTCACCAATCGCGCGGACGATCTCGATACTGCCGTGGGAAGTCAGTGGATCGTTCATCATTGTGGTAGCTCCAAGGGCAGCCAACCGTGCCCGTTGATGTGGACGCCCCCGTGCTCGCAGATGAAGCGGTAGAGGTCGTGGGTGAGGTGTACATCGTCCATGCAGTAGTTGAAGAGGTCACCGAGGCGGCCGTCTGCGAGGAGTTGCTCCGCGTGGGAGCCGTGCTCGATCTTGCCCCGCCCGATGTTCTTCCGGCAGAGGGTGTCCAACTTCAGGTCACCGACTGAGGTGACGATGCCCCGGAGGGCGCACGCCTTCTTCGCTTCCGCGTAGATGTCGTAGTGGTTCCGCAGGACGAGTTTCCGTCCGAGCAGACCTTCGATACAGGGGACATCGAATGTGGAGCCGGTGTGAGTGACCACCAGTTCCGCCGCTTCGAGATGCTTGGCCGCCGTCGCGAGGGCCTTGCGGGTGTCATCGTAGGCGTACATCCACGAGAGCTTCGTGTCGTAGATGCACAGGGCTGAGATGCCGCCCTCGCCGCGCCGGAGTCGTTCCCATCCGGCCTGCTCGTCCGTGGGGCAGAGTGTCTTGGGGCCTTTGCGGGTTTCGATGTCGAAGAAGATGATGCGGGGCATGGGCTGCCCTTTCTACCGATTGGGGTCGTAGGGTTCGTCGAGGTAGCCGTCGTCTGGTCCGTGCATCGGGCCGAAGTGCTCGTTCATCTCCTTCTGTGCGTCGATCATCGCGAAGACTTCTGCGTTGGTCAGCGGCTTGGAGAAGGAACGGAGAGCCTCGTCACCCGGGTAGCGGGGGACATCACCCTCGTCGGTGTCGGGCATCCGCACATCGGGACGCCGCCAGATGCCTTTGGCGAATCCGTCAGTGAGGGCGTCAGCGATGTCCTCGTGGGTGACAACGTCGATGCGGAGTATCTGGTTGAAGAGCTTGCGAACGACAGGCGGGATGATCCACTGACCCTGCTTGTCCTTGTGCAGGAGGATGCGGACGTAGCCCTCGGCCCAGTTGCCCGTGCCGGTGCGGATGCGAGCCTTCTTGTCGGTGGTGCGGTTGAACTGGATGAACTGGTCTTCTGTGAGGCGAAGGCCAGAAGCGCGCACGACACCGAGCAATCGGTTCTTGTACGATCCAGCCTTCCCTCCGGGTTCGACCTCGTCCGTGAGGCACTTGACGCGAATCTGGCGTCGGCGGAGGTTGAGGAGAACCTTGATCAGTTCGTCGTTGAAGTCCTCTTCACGCCACTCGTTGCTGGCGCGCAGGAGGTCCGTGTCGAGGTAGAGGATACCATTGCGGCGGGCGTCGTGCAGCCAAACGCCGATGGCGTTGTCATCGCCCTTGCCGATGGTCTCCTTGCGCTTGAACGCGGTGTCGATATGGACAGAGGCAGCCTCGATATGGCCGAGGGTCTGCATCTGGAAGAAGAAGTCCGTGTAGTCGATGAAGAGGTCGGGAAGCTGCGACTCGATGAGCGGGGAGAGGTTCGAGGTACCGGGGTTGTTCTGCTGCTGGCACGCGAAGTCCTCCGCGTTGCGTCGCTTGGCCTCGGTGATCTTCTCCTTGGTCCACAGGATCGGGTGCGTCGGCTCACCCGTGAGTTCGTCTTCGGTCTGCCAGAAGAAGACGTGCCACGAGCCCTTACCGAAGGGGACCTTATCGAACTGCATCGTGTTGGGACAAGGCATCCCAGTCCACGTTGCAACACCCTCGTCGCGGAAGTGGCGGCCAGCCACATCATCGTCGAGGTAACGGGTGAGGACGAACATGAGGAGCCCGTTCTTCTGGAGGGCGTTGAAGGAGGCGTTGACAGCCTCGTGCACGCCCGTCATGTAGTTGCCGCCCTCGCGCAGCTTGTTGATGTAGATCGGGTCATCCCAGACGTGCACACGGTGGTGCCATCCGGTCATACCAGCGCCGACGCCCGTCGAGGCGAACGACTCTTCCTGCAAGGAGCGTTCCTTGCGGTAGCCGTGGACGATGGCCTCGTCAGCGAAGGTCTTCGCGCCCTTCTTCCAGTTGCCGTAGAGCCACGTGAACCACGCCTGCCCGCTGTCTTCGGAGACGATGGCCTTGATGGCCTTGACGTTCGCGACGGCGAGGGGGGCGGTGGCCGAGCAGATCAGGGTGCTCATGTCCGGCTCATCGAGGTGGTTCCAGAGCATCGCGGCCTTGGTAGCGGTCAGCGACTTGCCGAAGTCACGGGGGAGGACGACGGCGATGTAGTACTGCTGCGCGGCGATGTTCTGCTTGCGGGCGAGGGCCTTCCACGTGAGGATGTGGTGCTGGAGCCACGTCAGGTACGGACCGTGGATCGGCTCGTAGAGCCAGACCGCCTGCTCAGGGTGTGAGGCGAAGTAGAACTTCGTGCCCCAGCAGAGGTCGATGAAGTAGTGGAGAGAACGAGGGTGCGTTGCTGGCACACCCTCCTTCTTGCCGAACCAGCAGTTGGGAGCGCAGATTGCTCGCCAAAGGTCGCGCTCTGCGTCTGTGTCCCAGCCGATCATGGTTATCTCCGATTGAAGTGATTCTCCACAGGGTGTGACTCGAAGCTCGCGTCCGTCAGTGTTTCTCTGATCTTGCCACGTGCTTTCCCCGCACGAGCCCCGCGAAGAGACGAGGGCACCACAGCGTGTGCCGCTCCCCAGTGTGAGCCGCCAGCGCGAGGAGTACCGCCGCGAACATGCGCCTTGCCCTTCCCATCGCTGTCGGTCTCGGGGCCGTTTTCGTCGTCCTCGGGCTTGCCATCCATATTACCTCTTGGCGCGTTTGCGCCGGGTCGTGAGCTTCTTGGCCTGCGCTTCACGAGCGAGGGCCTGAGCCACCTTCATCTGGGTGCGGGCGTCAGCCTTGGACAGGGTGTCCTCGACTTCGGCCGCGATGTCGAGTGGGACGGAGCAGAGGCTGCCGACTGAGTCCCTCGCGTGCGTGGGCTGGAATAGAACGTAGGAGCCAGAGCGAATACCCACGTCGATGCGGACAGCGTTGTTCAGGCTCTTCACATCGTCAACGAGGTCGTTGTGGCGTTCGAGCATCTGGCGCTCGAAGTCAACCATCTGGCCGAGATCGACGCGGCCGAGGAGGCCGAGGTTGCGGAAGAACTTGGTGATCGAGAATCGCATGTTATTGCTCGCTTTCTGCACCCGTGGGGTGCTGGGCGTTCCAGTAGTCGGCCTTCGTCATCGGCGTGCGAGGATTCGGGCGGTTGTTGTGGGTCGTGGAGGCACGCTGCCCGAGGGCCTCGCGCTTGAGGGTGCCGAGGTCGAGACCCTTCTCGATGCCGAACTTGCGAGAGTCCTCGACAGCCTTGGTGCAATCAGCGCAGTAGTGCTCGGAGTAGAACTCCGGAGTCTTGGCCCCGCCGCAGTTGTGGCAGGTTGAGGACATTGGGCTCATGGAAGCAACCATCCTTCGTAGTTGGTGTTGACGAGGTTGACGACGGGGTGCTCGCCGGGGGTGAACTCGACACGTTCGAGGAAGTTGTCCTCGCCCAGTCGGCGCTCGCAGATCAGGTAGACGCGGGCGTCGGGATCGGTCTGTTCAAGTCTCGCTATCAGGTCGCGGACGATCATCGGGGTGTGGCCTTTCTGGCGGGTGCTGGTGGAACGAGATGCGGTCGAGGCGACGGGTAATCCAGTCTCGCGGGTCTCCTTCGCGGATGCGGAGGATCGTGGACCGCTTGTGGATGTTGCCCTGCTCATCGACCTCATCGTGGTTGTCGGTGTGCTCTACGACGAAGAGTGGCTCGCCGTCGTTGCCTGTGATCCAGTAGCCCTGTGGCTCGCACCAGCAGTCCACGTTCTTGATGTGACCGCTCATGCTGCCGAAGATGTGGCACTCGTTGTAATCAGGCATCGGAGCCTTCCTACGCCTCGGCGTCGCTCTCCTTCAGCTTCGTGTTGATCGCCTCAGTCCACTCGTGGAGCCGCTTCGGGCTCTTGCGAATGTAGGCGAGCATGTAGGCATCCAGCGCGAGCACCATCACCTCGTCCAGATCATCCGCGAAACGTCCGAGGGACATCGGATAGACGACGATGTGCAGGAGTTCATGGACGACCGTGCCGATGTGATCGACAACGCCCGTCTGCTGGTTGGCGTCCACCTTGATACGGATGTCGGTGGGGGGCATGATCTCGTCCCAGAGGTTGTGGCCCTGTTGGGCCGTCATCATCTGGAAGGTGAGATGGACATCAGGGTGCCGCAGTAGCTCCAGCAGGACCCGGTGGAGCTTCGCGGTGTTCAGCGGGTACGAGCCCTTCATCGGGGGTCGCCTCCTTGGGGACGAACAGTTCTTGGAAGCACTCGAAGATCAGGTCGAAGCCGACCGCCTTCATGAGCGAGAGGACGCGCTCCTTGGCGTCAGCGCGGGTGAGGGGCTTGCCGGGGCCGAGTTCCTTGGAGGCGGCGGCGTCCTTGAGCTTGACCCACAGGGCCATCGCGTTCATGGCCGTCTCAGTGTTGATGCCGGGGGAGAAGGCGATCTTGCGGAGGGCGGTGAGGATTTTCTTGCGGGTGTCCTCGTCGGTCATCGCGCCCAGTTCGAGGTCGCGCATGTCGGCGTCTGTCAGTAGGCTGTCAGGCGGGGGGCCGGTCGGCCGGGCGGGTGCTTTCGCCCTCGCGGGCGTGGCGCGCTTCCGGGTGGACTCTGGCAGGAGACCCTGACTGATCAGGTTGGCTCTGGCCCTCCCCACTGTAACCTTATCAATGCCAGTACTGGCGGCGACCTCCGAGTCCTTTGCAGCCTGATTCGCCAGCAGGAACGATTCTGCCTGTTCCCTGCGCGTCGGTGGCGCGCCCCGCTTGGGCTCGTCTGCCATTGTGAAACTCCTTTTTTTCTGCGGGCCACATGGACCCTGCCTCTTTCTTCTGGCGCGCGAGTTGGGGTCGTGCCCCCCACCCGTCTCCTCCCCACCCCATGGTGACGAGAGGGCCACCCTCCCCAGCCGGTGCGTGTGACGACACGCGAGCCCCGCCGTGGGTGTGTCAAAACGGACACGTGTCTCAGGAGACACATGCTACACGGTCCCCACCGTGCACATTGCAATGGGCGTGTGAACTCTCACCGCGCCCAGTGCGCTGCGCCAGATGCCCCAAACGCTGGGCGCTCCAACCCACCCGCCAAGCCCGTGCCGCGCCGCGCCTTACGAGCGAGTGTGTCAAAATGGACACACCCAAACAGGGGCGGATGGCCCAAACGCAGGACTTGACAACCTCGTAAGTCGTTGCCGCACAATGGGGCGGTCGTTGGCAAGCTCCTTGCACAGTACTTCGGTGCCCCGGCAAACGGCCGGGCGGACGAAACCCAACGGAGAAAACGAAACGGACCCCTTGACACCGCGAAACAGCGGACATAAGCTGTAAGGGCAGCGGAACACGGCAGGACCCGCGAGGGGCCGGTCGAGATAGGCAAAGCGAAGGGGCAGGCGGGCGGAGCCCGCGTTAGGTGCCGCGTACGTAAGTCGTCCGCACACTCCCAAGGTGTGCTTCGGCTCTCTCCTGACACAAGCGAGACGGAGAACCGAGCAGGCGCGGTCAAAAGACACCCTGTCACCCGCACATAGCAGCCGAAGCCGGAGCACCCGGTCCATGGGAGCGATGCCACGCAGTCAGTCGTGGCCCCACACTGGGATGCAAAGGTCACGCTGCGAACTGCCAGAGATGCCACGGCGAAAGGTAGTACCAGCACGCCGGGGGACCGACTTAGGCTGTAGGGTGGTCCCCATGCGAAGCGTGCTGCGGACCCGGACCGCCTCAGTGGCAGCAGCACGGCAGATATGAGCCCGGGACGATACGCGGCGGCTCCTACAGTCAGCGCGACGACGACAGTGACCACAACCCGCAAGGGACGAGGTGAGTCAAGCCCAGCGCAGCGACAAGAGAGTGACACACCGCTAAACCCGGACGAAGGCAGGCAAGCCATCACCCTCGCGGGCATCGTGCACGCACCGGAAACGGTCCGAGCACCTTGCTCGCAGGTGGTCCCAGTGTCAACCCACTGGCTGAATGAGCCCCAGCAGGGCGAAACCACCAGCATCAGACAGGAGCCTCACCATGTCGAACGTCAGCATCACGGTCAAGGGCGACGTTGCCACGATTCTCGTCAAGCTCTCCGAGAACCTCGGGCCGTCCGCCTCGGGCAAGACCGAGATGGTCGCCAGCACGCATGGCAACATCGTCATCCCCGGCACGGACGTGACCCTCGGCCTCAACGCCTACCGCAAGGTCCGCAAGGCCGCGTAACGCCAGCACGCTGTACGTGAGACACGGGGCGATGCCAGCCCCGTGCACACTTTTGGGACGTGTCATAGAGACTAGTCACCCGAGGGTAGGGAGTCATGACCCGAGAGTAGGGTGTAGGTGGGTGCGAGTCCCGCCGCGTCCCCGCATCTCCAGAACGAACGAGGCGTCGGTACACGCCTACCGCAACACGCGGATGGAGAGGTACAACCCCAACAGCAGGAGCACAAGGTGCCACACAAGAACAGGACGCTGCACGACCATGCACGCAAGCTGGTCACGCTGAAAGAGGCGACGTTCGTCAAGATAGACACCCCGGTGGGACAGTTCGTATTCGACCAGTACCCCGATGGTACGGTCGTGATGCTCCTGCCCCCCGGCATGGAACTCAACAAGAAGCTCGCGCAGTCGGACATGATTCACTTCACGCGAGTCAAGACGGAGGTGGTGTGATGTTCAAGCTGACCGACTTCACGGTCGAGCGTGCAGGCAAGGACTACGCGGTGTTCCTCGCCACGCGGGAAATGAACGGGCCCCTCGCAACGCTGCCCACCATCGAGGAATGTGCCCGGTTCATCCGTGCACTCGTGGACGAGCGGCTGTGACCTGTCGCGACCCCAAGCACCCGTTCGTTGTCGAGTGCCAGATGCCCACGGGGCGCTGGCAACTGGAGCAGAGTTTCTGGACGATGGAACAGGCCAAGGCGTTCGCGGAGCGCATGACCACAGCGTTCAATGGCATCTACAAGTTCCGCACCCGTGAGCGTCGGCCCCGCGTGGTCCGCAGCCACATGAGGATGGCATGATTGTCATGGTCGCAGGACTCGTCGTGATGTTCGTGCTGGTACTGAACCTGCTGCACGCCCCGAGCACCGGGCCGCAGCCACCCGTACACAGGAAGCGAGGTCACAAGTGAGCTTCACCAACGCACGCAGGCATGAGGTCGAGCGCATCCTCGTGGATGCCTACATCACCGAAGCCGTGAAGCAGGGTTGGGTGCTGCACAGCGTGGATGACGAGGACGGCGACGACGGCACGAGCCTCGTGGAGTCGGTCACCGAAGCTGTCGAAGCTGTGTTCGCCTACGACGAATGCCACGTGTACCTCACACACGGCGCTGTCCCACACATCTCGTGGTTCTGGTTCGTGCTGGGGAACGAAGGCTGGACCGTGCTGAGTGACTACACCACCGACCTCGACCCTGTCGTGGATGCCCTGACGATGCGGGTGGATGCGTTCGAGGAGGAGTACTGGGCATGAACAACGAACCCGGTGGTGCTACGTGGTCAGCACCAGCACCAACGAAGCGGCAGCGGCTGGACAGCCTGCTCTCACAGCTTGAGACAGCTTCGTTGATGGCAGAGATGGCCCGGAAGCGTTGTGAGAAGCTCCGGCGCGCTGTGCAGGACTTGATGGAGGAAAAGTCATGAGGACCCGGAAGGGCACGTATCACGCGAGCTACCTCGTCCAGAAGGTCGAGGATGCTATCACCCTCTTGGCGGCGATGGAGGATGCGTTCGCATCGAGCTTCGGTGATGGTGACGACCAGTGGGAAGGTTTGTACTTGACCGACCCCGGCACAATCGTCACAATCATCAAGGACCTCATGTGGGTCCGCGTCGAGGTTCGCATCCCGGTCATGGTGGTGCCGAAGAACTACTGGCTCTCGCCATACCCCAGCGAGGGACCGACCACGTTCGCGCTCGACGGCAGCACCACTGGTGGTGAGCCGTACGACTGGGGCATGACGTTCAGGCAAGGGGGTCGCAAGTGAAGGACGGACGCTGGTACACCGTCACGTACACCGCCCGTGTGTGGGCTGTCGATGCGGAACAGGCGTGTGCGAACATGCTGGACTCCGACGACACCGAGACGAGCGCGGAGGAAGCTGAGGACCAGTCGTGAAGAACATCCAGACCATCATGCGTGGCCTGTTCCCGTGGAAGCTGACCATCTACTTCATGGATGGTGAAGTGCAGGAGTCATGGCACCAGACGCAGGAAGCGGCGAATATCCACGGTGACTTGACCGTGGCGGACTACGGAGATGCCGTAGCCCACTTCGACACCGTCAACACGAGGGTGAGATGAAGGTCGAAATCGAACCGCGCACCGCCAACAGCAAGTACAGCGTGGATGGCGTGACGCTCGACGGTGTGGCACTGGAGCACATCGGTGCATCGAGCCGCAGCGTGTGGGGCAACGATGAGGTGGTCATCAAGCTGGAGTTCGAGAGTCGTGACCTGAAGCAGACCCGGGGAGAGCGGGTGACGTGGGAGCGGTTGGAGGAGTGTGACCGCAAGTACTTCGCGCCGTTCATCGCCAGTGGGTGTGTGGACAACGCACCCAGTGTCAAGTGGTCAATGCAAGCTCGCATCAGCGGGGGGCATCGGCTGTCCGAGTGGAGTGGCCCTGAGTACCGGCTCATGTCCGACCTGTTCTCGAAGTACGGACTGTCACGGGACTTCGGCCTGTCCCAGTTTTTCATCGTCAACGGTGAGCCCATCGCACACGACTACGGGTACACCGATGACTTCGACGCGGTGTACAACGGCAACTACAGTGGTGCCGGTTCGGAGGCCATGTCATGAAGGTCCGTGTGATGAAGGTGACGATTCCGCCCATGAGCACACTGGGCTTCGCAACAGGGCTGGACGAGCAGGACCGCAAGGTGCGGTTCGCTGGTGACTGGCGTCCGATGCGTGACCTTGGTCTGGCTATCGCAGCGGGGAGCATCGAGGACCCCATCGAGGTCGAGATCGAGTCGTGGCAGATTTTGGAGGTGTCCAAGTGACTGTGTTCGGGAGGTTCGTGTTCTTCAAGTGGGGGGTGACCAAGCTGCCTGTGAGGACTCAGGCACTCCGCAAGCTGGACGAGTTGACCAAGCTCTTGCCCTCGCTGGAGTGGACTGGGGCGGACGAACAGTTCGCGCTCACCACTATGGTGAAGCATCTCAGGAATCGGATGCTGTACAGGCCGGACAAGCACGCGCCGAAGGAAGATGCATGATGTTCTGGCTCCTCGTGATGGGAATCCTGACAATCCTACTGGGTGGTGACAAGCCCGAGAACCGGAAGGAGTAACATGCTGACCGCTGGACAGTGTCGCGTCGTGGCGTACATGACGGATGGTGACATCATCTGTGCAGACTGTGCCGACAAGCTGAAGGAGGACGCGCTCACCGAGTTGGGGATGGACTTCGACACCATGTCCGACCGCGCGCTCGCCAAGTACGAAGCCGAGCACGGGAAGCCGAGCCTGTGGGCGCGCGACCGCATCTACAGGGATGTCGAGAACGAGGTGGACGCAGTCACCGAGAAACATCTGGACTTAACGCCGCTGATCCAGTACGATCTGGACAGCGACGACGACTTCCAGCAGAACGGTCTGTCCTGCGGTGACTGCGGTACGGAGTTGGTCGAAGCCGATCCGGACGAGGAGGACGACGATGAAGTTTGACCCGCTGGTGACATACACCGACATGGTGCGGAACGAGTTGACTGTCATCTACCGAGGCAGCGACGGCCGCTACTACGTCGAGGACGTGGACCGACCCGGTGAGTGGAACATGAGTTGCCACAGCTTCACCGAGGCGATGCTGTCCCTGAACCACGCGCTGGAGTTCTGGCAGGAGAAGATGGGGCCGCGCATCTTCGACAACCCACGCACAGCACGCATCGATGGTGTGCACTACATGGTCGGTGACGAGAAGGCCGGACCGTTCATGCGTGGATTCGGCGGGTCGAAGTTCCACATCACGTTCAACGATGGGCGTCAGGTCACGACCACGAACCTATGGTGCCAAGGGGACATCCCGAAGGCCCTGCGTGACAAGCTGCCCGACAACGCAGTATTCACCCCGAGGGTCCAATGAGCCGGATGCACCGCAAGAGTCGTAGTCAGCGTAGTTCGGTTGGAGCCATCGAGCTTCGCCCTCGCGTGTCGCGGCATGGCAAGCTGCTCGCGGACGTGTTCATGTTGCCCGAGGTGGTTCAGGTGAACCACGGCACGCGCGTCAACCCCAACACGGGCATGGTCGAGGCGTACACCGAGCGCAAGGTGATTCGTGCCCGCCGCCCGATGACGCCTGCCGAGATCGAGGCCACTCGCAACCGCGTGGTCAGGGCACTCCACCCGACCACCCACTACGCCCAGAAGAACGGGGCGGATGTGAAGAAGAAGGACAAGGAGTCTTGAGCTACCTCGCGCACACGCACGCGCCTGCACTCGCTGACGCGCTCCGGACCATCGAGCACGCCACGGTGGACAAGATGGACCAGTTCCAGTACGTGCTCGTGACTGGCTTGTCGGGCATCATACCGGGGGCCATCTTCGCCCACCTGTACGGGAAGGACTTGGTCGTCGTCCGCAAGCCGCGTGAGGCCTGTCACGGTCAGCACGTCGAGGGACCGTACGACTGGGACTCCGAGAAGTTCGATGGGAATCCCGGTGCGAGTGGGTACATCATCCTCGATGACTTCATCTGCCATGGTCACACGCTGAAACGGCTGCTGGACGTGCACCAGAACGGCCAGATGCCCGAGTTCGTTGTGATGTACAATCCCCGTGCGTGTATCATGCTCGCTACACCGCACCTGAGACTGATCCCGTGCAACGTGCCGGGACGGTACACCGTCGAGCGGAGGAAGCCATGAACGACCTGATTCGTAGCTGGGCTGGGAACCTGATCGCGGACGCCAACCGTGTGAAGAACGCCAAGAGCGTGACCGAGATGTGGTCCGCGATGGACGACGTGGAACACGACATGACGGAACTCACGGCTGCGGTCGATGAGTTCGAGGAGGAATGAAAGCGTACAAGCTGTTCACGCTCCGCAAGGACGGCTCGCTGGGTCCGCTGTTCATCAACCGCCGACTGCGGGTGCCGATGGGCAAGTGGATGAAGGCCGAGACGCATCCGACACGGGGCTTCGCCGTTCGCTCAGGCTGGCACTGTACGGCCCGACCCGAGGCACCGCACCTGTCTCTGCGTGGTCGCATCTGGTGTGAGGTTGACATCCGGGGCGTAACCGAGTACAATCGTCCAGAGTCGCAGGGTGGGCTCTGGTTCACCGCGCGCAGCCTTCGGGTTGTCCGCATCATGGAGGACTGATGTCAAGACAAGAAGCTGTGTTGAAGGCCCGCGAAGTGTTCGGGGAGATGGGCACGATCAGTGCGTTCACGGAACCCGGGTTCGCGTGCATGGTGTGGAAGATCGGTGAGATCGAGACCACCATCGGGCGCGGCCACACGTGGGAGTCCGCGTTCCGCAACAGTGAGTGGCGCAGGGCGAAGTTCGCCAAGAGGGAGGTGAAGCGGTGACCGCTGGACCCGGTTGGGATGTGGTAGTGCCGTTCATGTTTCGTGAGACGGCAAGGCGAGTGGCTCTGGAGATAGCACGGGACTACGCGGGTGTCGTGATCCGTCGCGTGGGTGCAGATGGTGACACGCTGGAAGAAATCGAGATCACAGGTGAGGACCCCCGATGAACGAAGAGAAGGTGATGGTCAAGGTTAAGCTCGTCGGTGGCCCGATGAACGGCCGCGTGGTCGAGGTCGATGAGGAGGCCGAGAAGTTCCGCGTGCTCTGGTGGACGTGGGAGTGGACGAACAGCAAGGACGGGGACCTTCGTCTCTTTGCCCTCGCGTCGCGCTCCCGGCCTGTCCGGCGCAGCGTCAAGTGGTTCATCGAGACGTTCTCGCAGCATCCGGCCATGACGCCCAAGACGCAGCCGTACGTGATCGGCCGAGCCACGCGAGGGCGCAACCAGCCGTGCAAGTGTGGCAGCGGGAAGAAGAACAAGCGGTGCTGCGATGTGGCCTGAGATGCCCATCAAGGACCCGATCCTGATCCAGTTGATCGGTGTCGAGGACAGTAAGAGTCCGCGCCGGAAGGGTGAGAAGGCTCATCCGGTGCGCCTGTACGGCCACCGCGTGGACGACGCAGCCCAGCGAATCGTCGGTGTCGAGGTTCCGGTTGCAATCGGCACCGAGGTTGTGGTACTCTTCCAAGAAGCGAAGACATTCCCAGTCATCGAGGTCCCCGACAAGTCGTGGTTCTACGTGGGGGTCATCGGCGAGAACGAAGCTCTGTTCCAGAACGGAGGGGTATGAGGTGCACTTCTCAACGCACCTATACATCAACATGATCGAATCTATCGACGAAGTCCGACCGGGTGAGTACCTGATGTGTGCGAAGGGGCCGCTGATCACGGGCACCGACTCGCGGGGACGCTTCGCATCCAAGCACGACCGCTCCTTCGAGGGCAGCGTAGTCCGGGTGCTGGCGGTTGCGCCACCGATCATGCTGATCAAGGTGTTCCCGATGCCATGCGGTGACCCGACGCACGACCACTCGCCGTACGTCACGCCCACCCAGTTCGACTACGTGGGCTGGACGCGCGTGAACCGGCGCTACGTGCGCGAGTACATGAAGGCCGCACACCACACCAAGCCCACACCGCCGCCGAAGCAGATGAAGTTCCTGACCCAGCACGTGGCTGGCGAGGGCGTAGTGGGTGTGATGTCATTGGAGGGCTTCAACAAGCTGCTCGATGACATCTACAAGAGCGGGAGCAGTCCGGATGTCCCGTTCCTCGATGATGATGATGACCAAGGAGAAGATGATGGGCACTATTCGCCAACTGACTGACGAGCAAGCTCACTGGCTCGACCACCTTGTGGATAGCCTCCGGATGGAGGGTACACTGATCATCCAGAGTCAAGAGGAACATCAAGAAATCGTAGACCGGGTGCTCGCTGTGACAGGATGGAGTGACACAACGCTGTGGCTCTACGTCATTGCGAAGATGAAGGCCCTTGACAATAAGCGGGTCGAGGAATACAACGAGGATGGCGACATCCCAGACTTCAGGCGAGCGATGCGTGCACCATTCGATGGCCCGTGGGACGGTGTACCGGAAGACTCCACGACCCGGCAATACGAGCGGGACGCGGGACAGCATCTCGTATCCGAAGGGGATCATGATCCGTTGATCCTCGGCATCGCTGACCGCCTCGACTTCGGGATGCAGGCACGTCGGATGCGGGCACGGAAGTTACTCAAGACCCGAGGAGGGTTGAATGAGCGCAACTGAGGATCGTGACAAGCTGCTGGACGCCGCCGCCGAACTGCTGGTGGAACTGCGTCGGATCACCGGTCCGGTGAACGACGTGATCAACCGGCTGGTCGAGCATGGTGACGGGCTCAAGCTGGAGGCGGCCGACGAGAAGGAGGAGGCCCGGGGTGTCATCAAGCGGAAGATGCACTACAAGAAGCTCGCCGAGGATGCGTCTCCGCCCTCGCAGCGTGCGTGCTCCATCTGCCGCGAGTCTGGGCACACGGCACCCAACTGCCCCAACGCCCACGAGAAGCAAGCCGAGAAGAAGGCAGCGGTCGAAGCCCGACCGGAGCCGAAGGTGAAGAAGCCCCGGAAACCCATGTCACCCGAGCGCAAGGCCCAGCTTGTGGAGACGTTGAAGAAGGCACGGGCCGCGAGGAGCAAGAAATCATGAAGCTCGACACAAACGACCGCGATGGATACCTCATCATGACCGCCCTGCGAGGGCCGGACAACGATGACCAGAATCTCAAGTCTCTGTTCACAGCGGTGATCAGGGGGTTCGTGATGGACAAGTCCGATACGTTGGCTGGGGAAAACGGGTTGGATCAGTTCTCACACGTCAGCAACGGAGCCTACGTGAACACGATGGAGAACGCTCGCCTCTTCTACATTGTCCAACCGGAGGCTTCCTTCACGGTGTCCCATCACTTCATCCAGCACGCACGGCAGGCGTTCGAGGCCCTGACCCGGATGTTCCCCGAGCAGGCCACCGAGATCATCGAGTACTGGGCGTGGGCGGTGAAGTTCACGTCTGCTACATCGTGGCACAGCAGGCTCCGTGGTGCCGGGAACTGATGTTCAAGTACTCGCTGTCGTGGCCTGACGTGTCGGCCAAGCACTACTTCAATCACTCGATCTACCCGAGCCAGAAGGCAGCGATGCGGGCTGGGCGGATCGACCGCGACATGCGGATTGTCAAGGACAAAGAACGGGCCGCCTCCATCCACGTGTGGAGCATGGTCGAAACCGAGGAGGAAGAGTGACACAGAACGAGTTCGATGACGCGCTGTTCAACATCATCATGAGGACCCCGGAGCGCAAGGCGCAGTTGATCGAGACACTCAAGAAGGCCCGAGCGGCCAAGGGTGGTAACAAGTGACATTCCGACAGGAGCACATCCGAGAGTACTGTTCGTGGACCAACATGAAGCAGCGGTGCTTGAATCCGAGGGCGGTCAACTACCGCTACTACGGAGCAGCCGGTGTGGGGATCGCACCCGAGTTCATGGACTTCGAGGTCTTCTACCGACACATCGGGGCACGCCCACCGAAGACGGTCCTTGACCGGATCGACCGGGATCGTGGGTACGAGCCGGGGAACGTCCGGTGGGTCACGCCCGAAGTGAGCAGCCGCAACCGTCGAAAGCCCGTCTTCAACACTCGCCTCACCGAGGCCCAGATCGACACGATCATCACCCTGCGTAACGAGGGGCACCGGATCGTGGACATCGCACTCGCGGTGGGAGTGCCCCCGACGACGGTGGACAAGGTGCTGAGACGCTTCCGGATGACCGAGCGGCGGACGATCCGATGAAGCTCTTCTTCCTCACATGGCTGGTCATCTTCTCGTGTGGCTTCTGGTGGTCGCAGCCCCACAAGCACGAGGGACCACACGTCGCACCGATGCCCGACCCGTACCACATCGAGTGGACCCAGTTCCCAGTGGGGGGCTTCCATCTGCTCTCCCCGGTCGTTGACAGCACTGGTGCCCACCTCCAGTTCATCCTCCCCGAAGGAGCCCTCCTCCTGATCCCGCACGAAGTCGAGGGTAGTGACCCCGACACGCTGCGGACCAAGTCGTGATCCGAATGATCGTTGTCCTCGTCGTCGGCCTCGCCATGATCTGTGCCTGCATCAGTGCCGCCCTGCTGGTCGGTGGGGTGGTGGTGGGGTTCCTGCTGGCAGCCAAGCATTTCTGGCCGTAGGCGCGCCCTATCAAGGTGGGAGGGGGGTCGCGCGGGCGGAGCCGGAGCGCGGCTTACCCGCTCCATCTTGGGGTTTGGGGTTTTGTAGTACCAGTCGTTTCACTTATATACAGAAAGGCGGTTTCATGACGAAGGCTTATCATCCCCGGGCGCAGCAGTTACGCCATAACGGACAGATCAACCTGTACGCCAT